GATGAAGTCCAATTATCATAAGTAAGACCACCTCCGATAGTTATCCCAAAAAATGGATTGACTCGAATTATTACAACGCCTGAACCACCAGCTCCATAACCTGTGTATGAACCTGCACAACATTGATAGTTCCCAGCTCCACCGCCTCCAGTGTTGACATCTCCATCCGCAGCAGCTCCACCAGCTCCTCCTGGCGACTGATTACCACCGCCGCCAATTCCACCAGTTGATGAGTTAGCACCATTTCTAGGGTCTCCACCACCAGCACCGCCACCACCAAAATAAACATCAGTGCCGGAAACTTCGCCGACTCCTGAGCTTGATGCTTGAGTCGATGTTATAAAACTATTAAAGTTAGTGCCAGCACCGCCACCACCGGGGCTGTTACCTCCAGCACCGCCACCGCCGCCAGATGTTCCACCTCCGCCGCCGCCTTTACCAGAACCATAAGAACGTAAACCTGAACCACCATTACTGCCTTGATTTCCTGAGCCTCCGCCTGCAGGACCAGTGTCATCAGATGCACCACCGCCACCTCCACAGCCGCCATTACCACCGCCGCCAGTGAAACCTCCACCAGTCCCTCCAGCGTTGGCTGTTATACTTGAAAAAACACTTGCTGATGCGCTAGCACCAACAGTGACTGTAAAACCTACGCCAGCTGTAAGAGTAGTTAATGTGCCAGTTTGATCGCCACCAGCACCGCCACCGCCGCCTCTTTGAGAACCACCAACGCCTCCGCCACCTTGGACGAAGTAAGGAACTTCTAATGGAACGACTGTCCACTTATCAGCTTCAATTAAATTTTGAACATCAGACATAGAAAACACCCCGGTGTTCGCCGTGTTGCTTTGAGTTGGAAGTGCGTCGGCTATATAGCCGTAACCTTTTTCAGCCATCAGTGCCTCCTATGAAATCTCTAATACAGACGCATAGGCTTCTAAATATCCTGTGGATTGATTACCAGTCAGTTTAATTAGGTCTCCAGCTTCCAAGAAAATTTTATTTTCTATTAACTCAAGTGATGAGTCTGCTGGAACGCTTATGGTTGATGCTATTCTCGCATTACCACTTGATGCATCAACTATGTCACAAGTTATAGCGTCAGCAGTAGTGCCGTTAACGTTTGTTATTCTTATTGAGTTAACGACCGCTTCTGTTGATGCAGGAACCGTGTAAAGTGTCTGAACAGAGTTAGTAATATCTAAATACTTCCCTTTAAATGCGTTAGCCATTTTATTCTCCTTATTATCCTAGTGCTATTATTAAACCGATATCTGCGCCGCCTCCGCCACCAGAGCCTGATGCAAAAAGTGAAAGTGCTGACTCTCCGCCCATTCCCGCATGGGATGAACAATAATAATAAAGAGTCGGAGTCCCAGCTCCGCTAGCAGTTGAAATCCCCATTGTCTCTGGAGTAATCTCTAACTGCACAAAAGCGTTGGCTTGACCAGCGGTCCCTGAAGTTGTTACATTTGTTGTGAACGCACTTCCTGACGCATGAGTACCATCCTTAGTTGTTGAAAACTTTAATGGATGGCCTGAGTTTGATGCATTTGAAACATCAAATTTATATTTAAATCCAACAGCCAAATCCAATGACGGGGATCTAGTTCCTGATGAATCAGAACCACCAGCAATATAAAAAACATTTTGTGAACCGGAACCATCATCAGCAACAGTTACTGTCAATGGAATTGTCAAAGTTGATGTGCCAGCAGTAATTGCATCCAAAGCAGCCTGAGTAGCGGTTGAAACCGGAAGGGTAGCTAGAGTTGTTTTTTTAACAGCATTTGATGCGCTAACATCTGCTATTAATATTTCGTCACCAGTTGCTGGAGTTGCTGAACTTGCAGCGTTTACATCTACGTTTAAGGTTACAGCACCGCTTACGCCACCACCATCCATGGCAGTACCTGCCACAACAGAAGTGATATCACCCTCTCCAAGAAAAGCGGTCCAGGCGCTGCCATTATAAAATTGTAAAACATTCGTGTCAGCTAGATAGCAAAACTGCCCTTCAATAGGGCTTGAAATTTGAGCGTCCCTGGCAGTTGCATCAGCAAAGATGCCTATGCTTTGCTCCATTAAATAATCGTTTACATCAGCAGCAGTTAAAACCTCAGATACTGAAAATACTTTGAATCCATTAGCCATAAGACAACGATACTAGAAATACAAGAGATCAATAGATTATGGCCTAGAAACAAAAAAACCACCCGGAGGTGGTTTTTTGTAAAACTTAGACTCCTATTTGGCCCTACGTTTTAAACGCTTATTTTCAAATGACTTGGTGTCCAGGCCTTTTATTTTTATTCGGGGTTTCGCCGTTTCCTTTAGCTTCTCTGTTTTACCAACATTCGCGTTATGTAATAACACCATAATAAATTAAAGATTGCAACTCAAAAATAAAAAAAAGGACTAACCGGGCTGGGTCTGTAAAAACAGGGCATCAGCCCGGTCCAATGTTCAGGTTAACTAACAGAGGAGTAGTCCTATCGGTTGCCCGACAATATGAATAAGTAATTTTATTTTAGCAGTTTTTTTTAAACGATGCCTACAGTAATAAACACTTTAAACGATGGGCTTGTCCCGGACAAAGTGTAATTAATCCTGTAGTGAGTGTCAGTGATTGCACCAGCAACGCTTGAATATTGCGCGCCGATCGCTGTAAAGTTTGTCAAAGTTATTCTGTCAGTTGCAGAAGTAAAGGAACCGTTATCATCAGATTGAACTTTTAAAGTCAATGTTGGTGTTGAAGTTCCTGAAACCGACACCACATGAGCAGCTACGTAAAGTTTTTGGCTAGAAGTAACAGCGCCAAGTTCACGGCCGGTTGAATTACCAGTAGCGGTTAAGTTTGCTGAATCATCCACCATTATGGTGCCACGAACAGCACGGTCGGAACTATTAGAATTATTAATTGAAAAAGGCATTACATCCCCAACAGCACCACCGATGTTATAACTAAATTGCCTGGACTTTAAAAAGTAAGCAATGTCCCCAGCAGATGAAGTAGCAGATACGCTTCCAATTATTTCATTACCAGCAGATACACCAAGCAAAGCGTCGGGTTTACCAGCGCCTGCCTCAAAAAAACCATTTGCAGACAAAGTCGCATCTTGTAATCCACCAATCCTGGACCTAAAGCCGCCGGAATTTATCGGCGTTACATCGACCTCTTCAGCTGACAAATCAAGAGTCATTGATTGGGTATGGCTTGATAAATCAAAACCACCCATGAAAAGACGACCATCTGTTAAAACAAAGTTAGCCACTATCTACGGCCCCCGCCTTTACGACCGCCGCCGCCTTTTTTAATTTTTGTTTTTTTATAAGGCATTTACTTTTTATCCTTTTTTTTAGGGGATCCCTGAACTTTTTGAATGTGACCACCCATCTCTAAAGATTGAGCAAGCATACCGTCCTGGATGTCAATTACATCGCCTGGCTCTTTACCGTTAATCTTTTTATTTCCAATTATTTTATATTTCATTAACTTGTCCCTTTGGTGTAAACAGTTATGCCCAACCTTGCACCAATTGACTCAACGCCATTCACTGCATAGGTTGCCCCATAATCACTCATACTAGCAACAACAGCAGACGTGTCAGATTGGCCTAGACTAGAATTATTAAAGATAGCTTGGCGGATTGAATTAGAGCCTGAACCATTAACAAAGCCGTCTAATTCATTTTGACCTGAGCGTGAATCTGCACGAGAAACTACAACAATTAAATCAAACTCATAACGGTCAGTACCACGGCCCATGGCCTCAGTAAAATTTATAGAAGTTGGGATAAGAACAGCAGCCGGAACTTGAATCATGTCCTCAACGGTGTCATAAACCCTTAAATTTCCAACACCCGATAAAGTTGTTTTAACAGCAGTCCGAACTGTTGACAATGTAGCCATTAAGCTACACCAAATGAATCCCCGCGTCGATATGGGTCCAACATCCTTGTAATTTGTCTATTTTGACGAACAGCAAGAACACCAAACTCACCAACACCAGCGATCCCTAGGGGAGTGTTTCTCATTGCAAAATTTTCGCTGCTTAACATTAAGGCAGCTTGTCTGACCGGTTCAGGAACCGCAGCAAACCCCCAATTTGCTGTAACTTGAACCGCGGCTCTATTTGATGCACGCGTTGTAGGAAATTCATGAGAACCATCAGTTAATAATTCAATAGAAGTAAAACCGAGTCCTGCAATCCCAAAAGCCTCACCATTTAAAGGCAACAAAAGGAAATCACTAGATGCAACAGTGGTCTCATAAGTACCGTCCTCATTGTCATCATATTTTAAAACCAAACCTGTTGAAGTGGAAATATCATCAACAACAACTTGGTAAGGATTGCTTGTTCTGTAAACTTTAGCGCTTGCGGAACCATCAGCGTAAAATTGACGACCACAAAACGAATCAATTTGACGACACGCTGAATTTACAGCATCCTCAAGCTGGTCATCATCATTTGAATCGCTTATATTTACAAAAGCCTTAATTTCAGCCAGGGTACAATACCCATTAGTAATAGCCATTTATTACTTTTTAGGTTTTGACTTAGCGGCTGGTTTCTTTTTTGATGTTGTTTCTTTTTTAGGTTTCGCTGATGCTGACTCCGGGGCTCCCGCGTCATCTAATATTTTTTTGACAGCAGCTGCTCGCTTAGTTTTTTTATAAAGTTTATAACCCTTAAGCTCCTCTTGCAGAGCTTCAATCATCGCCTTAGAAAGTTTATTTTTAGCCATTTTTTTATTCCTCCTTATTAAAGCTGGGCAGATCGCTCCGCCCAACTTTAAAATCCATTAAAAGGACGGTGCTACCAATCCGGTACCATTTACCATTGTTGTACCAGCCGGATATCTACCTGATGCAAAAGCAACATATCCATAAACAACTAACTTAGTTGTTAAAGAACCGGACCCGACATCGTCGAATCTGAGTCTGAATGGACTGCCAGCCTCTTCAAATAAGATATGGTCATCAGCCTTAACAATAAGAACGATGTCCTCATTGTTGCCTGCACCTGCATCTGTTTGAATGTTGGCGTCGCTTATTACAGGAAGTCCTGCTATTTGTCCAACTACCTGACCGTACTTTGCGGCCTCTCCAACGCCGTATGCGTTATCCGGATTATTACCAGCAGGCAAGACCAATGGTCTTGAGTTGCCGTCAACACCAGCAGATAGGAAACCCCATCTACGTGGATGCATAATAATCGCACTAGCAGCAGCAAATCTGTTGCTGTTAATTTTTTGGATACCATCAATTAGTTTTGGATAGAACTCGCCAACGGTTGGGGATGCATCTGTGTAAGCAACTGTATTTATACCAGTAACTGACTTGATGCCGAGCGGTTGCCCGGAACTTCCTGAACCGTTGATAAGTAAATTATCAAGTTTTGTATAGTAATCGGCGATTAGATCAGAGAACACGATGCCCTCGAGGTCTGTTCCTCTTTCAATTGCTTGTCGAGAAATATCCTGTTGGCCAGCAATGGTGTCAACATTTACAGTAAGTAAAGTGTCATCCATGTTGGTCTCGGATACCGCTGAGTTTTGAGTTGCTTGTTCAGCAGTTGTGGAACCAGTAGTAATCCTTGAAAGTTCAACCTTCATACCTTTATCAGGTAAGGCTGCTTTATTCAAAGCATTATAAACAGGTGCTCCAGCTCTTGCTTTTTCAGCTACTAAATCAGTGAGATACTGCGGAACGACCAAACCAGTAAATGCACCGGTCCCAACGTCGCGAGTTTCCTCTGTTCCTTTTTGATGTCTAAAAATTCTGTCGGATGCTTCAGCATCACCTAGTCTAGAATTAAAAGCATCTGCAAGGAATGAGTTTCCGGAACGCTCATGATATACACCAGGCTCAGATACAACTTCAACAGTTGGCTCTAAAGTTTCCTCAGTGATAGCAAGTGCTGCCCTTGACTCTTTGATTTCCTCTTCAGCTTTTCTCAATTCCTCAGCTTCTTTTATTCTGTCGCCAAGTTCATTGATTGAGTTTTTAAGACCGTCATACTTTAGGGTTTCGTCCTCCGAAAAGTCTCGGTCCTCTTTTTCAGCAACTTCAACGAGTGACTTTGCTTCTTCTACGAGGCCGTTTCTTTCCTCTAACATTTTTTTAATTTTCATTAAAAACCTTTCAATACAATAGTTTTATTTTTATTTTTAGAGTGCCAACAAGAGTGAAAAACGGCTTTTATTGACGGCTCTGCATGTCCCAAATATCGATGTCATGAGCCGCAGCCCTTACGTTTGACCTTGATACTTTAGGCTGAGGCAATAAATCATTTAACTGATTGATTGCTTCTTTTATTTTTGTGACTTGATCGTCAGATGGCTCTTCACTGTTCCTGACTTCCGTCAAAACACCTTGAAGTGCTTCCAGGTCAACTCCACGAATACTCGCAAGAGTCGCTGGGTTAGCCGGCCAAGTTACAACTGAAACATCAAGCAAGCGTAGCTCCTTAAGAGTTCTAGTCTCGCCATCGCTTGAAAAATCGTCTTTGATTGCATGAAAACCAAAACTCATCTCGCTAAGGTCCCCACGTTTTAAAGCGGAGGAAATTTCCGCCACCTTTGGGTTGGACTCGTCCAGGCTTGCTTTAACAAAAAGCCCGTGCTCATCTTCCCTTAATTCTAAAGTTTTTGACTTGGTCCTAGCAAGAGGTATTCCATCATGATTTATTAAAAATTTAACGTCATCTTGTTCATTTAAAGTTTTAGTAAATGCTCCACGGGTTACGATTTCGTTATAAACGCCCCTGGAGTCAGCAACGGAATAAGGATTATCAAAAACAGATGCATACCCAGTAAAAATTAAATCATCTGAGTCAAGCGATGCTTCAGCCCTAAGTTCAAAATATCGTGTTTCTTTACTTTCACTCATGCGCTTAATAATACCAATACCTTGGTCGCCTGGCCGTGGCCTAGTAGAACGATCGTCAGAATGACGGGCCACTTGACGCTCCGCCCACTTCATAGCATCCATTCTAGTGCTAGCAGATAAAGAACCACCCCACAAAAGCCAGGCCACGAGTCCAGGACTCATGCGCTCGCTTTCGCCACTCAGGTATTTTTTAGCAGCATCACCTGAAAAATCAGAAATGTGTCTTTTAAACCAGGCCTGCATCCGCAGCGCTTTATCATGAGAGATAATACCGTCACGCATTTGTCGAGCTTCCCTTTTTGTTTTAGGAGTTAGACCAGCACCTGCAAATTGTAAATTTTCTAATCCGCGTGCTGCATTATCTTTTATAAAAGCTGGTACGCTTATCTCATGCCTGAGATTGTTTTTTTCTTTATCTTTCTTTTTACTGTATTTTGGATGAGCCTCCGGAAGTAAATCATTGTCACCTGTATATTTTGGGTTCTTTGGTTTGTCATTTATTAACAAATAACCAAATGCTTTTAATCTAGCTAAACCCCAGGCATTTCTTGAAACACCAGGACGATGAGATGCAGAAAATGCACCAAAGCCTCTGCGGACAACAGCTCGGGCTGTTCCTTTTCTTAAACGCCGCCACGAACTCATGCCTTTTGAATTTACCTGATCGTTGTGATTTTCAACAATTGTCATAATTGACTTTTCAGTCTGCTCAGAAAACTTAATATTGTTGGTCTTTCCAGTAGCAGAACCGGGTTTATTTTTATCAGACCCTGTTATTTGGTCTTTTTTTGGTGCAGGCTCAGACTCCGCTCTTGCGTCAACAAGGGTCGGGTCATCCTCGCTTTCATGTTGCATGCCTGTAATTTTTTCGTACTCTTCCATTTTCTCACAAGGCATATAAAAAACCTCGCCGTCCACTTCATGAGTATGAGAACCTACGCAGCCAATCTCAACAGCTTTCTCTTCGGCTTCTTTTTTCGTCCCGTATAAATCCTGTTCAGGATACGGCATCAGTTTGAACTTTCCTCGTTTACGTCAAGAACAGGCTCAACAGAATCCGTTCCAACAGGTGGAATATCAGGACCGATAGGTGCTCCTTGAAGTCCAAGGTAAAAGTTGTCGCCACCCTCATAAGGTTCATAATCAAGTTGCTGCCTTATTTCATTTGGAGTAAAGATACCTGAACTAATCGCTGTTTGAGCTGCCCGGATTGTTGTGGCACGATCCCCACGATTATACTCAGATACGTCAAACCTTGCATAAGACGCTCCAGGTAAAAGACTTGAGAACCCCTCTTCAATCCTGGATAACCAGGGGAGTAGGGTATGCCTTACAAATTGGATACCGGAACTCTCAACATTAGAATAAAGACCGCTTGAACCATCAGCATGGATTAAATAACTTGGAATCCTATAAACCCTTGCAATTTCTTTAACAATTTGATCCCTTGCTTTTACCAGTTCATCACCAGCCGCGTCACTAATTGCTTTCCACTTTAGACCACCGGTTAAAACCGCAGGCTTTCTGTTTTTATTATGAGAATTTAACCAAGTAGCCTGTAGGACTTCGGCCTGTTCTTTTGTCATTGCCTGGTCGGTTTCAAGAATTGATGATGGAGTTGCACCTTGACCATAGAACTGACCGATATGTCGTTCCATCGCTAAGGCCACTCCAATAGTATTTTTTTGAGTTTTTAAAGGGCTTACACCTTCATAAGAACCTGGATGAGTGAACCAAGTGAAGTGCAATATATTATTTTTTGTATACATTCGGTCATTGAACTCAAACAATTTTTGATTACCTTGAATTTTTACGTTTACTTTTTCAGGATGAACGATCGCCATTCCAATAGGACGCTCAGCCGTGTCCCGGTCAATAAGAACGAATGCATTTCCATGCAACGCCAAAGATGTGACAAGCTGATGAATAAAATCAAATCTTGATTGGTTAAGGTTTGGAGTTTTTAAAAATCTTGGAGTTTTTAAAGTCAAATTTCTGTCATCAAACTCACGATATACTTTTATTGGAAGTGATGCAATCGAATCAGCAAGGATTGATACACAAGACAAAACAGTTGAAACACCAAGAGCAGTGACTTCATTTACAGACTCACCTGAATAACCAGGCACACCTTGACGTTGAGCAAGTAAATCCTCAAGGTTACCTAAAGCAGCGTCTCGGTTTTCTTTATTTTTACTAAAAATACTCATCGATTATATAAATAACTTCCTACTAATACACCAGCACCCAACACAATCAAAGCCAAAGGTTCGCTAAGCATATAAACACCAGCAGTAATTAAAAATAAACCAGCAACTTCAATAGCGATAAACAATGCTCTCACCATTCTACAATACCAATATTTGAATCTTCGGGTGGCCTAGTTGGAAACGTTAATCTGTCCAGGCACATGACCATCGCAATCGCTCCGTCAATTTTTCGTTTTGATTTACCCTTTGACAATCTAAAACCTCGGTCAGTTGGACGATTAACCGCAGACAAGACTTGATCGTTAAAGGTTGATTGGTTCTTATGCCTAATTCTTTTTTGAACGATTAACTCGTAGCTTTGACCACAGGCAGGAACCATCCTGCCGTGAGTTTGTGGAAACTCAACCATCGGAACGTTTAGGTCATAAAGAGCCTGAGCAGAACGCTCAAAAAAAGCAGGGTCATAAGCAACCTCAGACATATTAAAATCAATGTTTAATTGATTTAGGAACGTTTCAATTTCAGCATAGTCAAACATTACTCCATCATTGCGCCAAATTTTAGAATCCAAATAAATCAATCCGGACTCCGGGTCCATTTGACCCCAAACAACAGCAACGCTGTCATGCTTAATGGCCATGTCAACGCCTGCAAATGTTGGAAGTGACGTGTCCATTTCATAAGAATCAGCAAGCTCGGTCCAAAGACCATCAGGCAACCAGGACTCCTCCTGAGTTCGGGTCCACATGTTTAAATGGTACCTTTGAAACTCCGGCAAGGGTAAAGACTTCCTCCTACGTTCTAAGTTTTCAATTGGCCACCAACCACCAGCGATCGCTGGGTTAACTTTGGCCCATGTTGCTGGGTCCTCGAAGTCGTCATTCTCTTCAGGTTCCAACCAGTAAAAATAAAAATCAGGGTCTACAGTTTCGCCTGACTGTTTACGCTTACCCCTTAAGTACAAACCGCCACAAAGAGTGTCCAGGTCATACCCGGCAGTTGTTATATTTAAGATTAAAGAATCTTTACGTTTCGCTGTGTTATTTGAGAGAACATAATGAACCCGCTGCAAGTTTGGAGTTGACCATTCGTGGATTTCATCAGCAATAAGTGCTGAGTTTCTACCACCGTCAGCAGTTCCTGCTTTAGCAGCAACACGGTAAATCCTTCCTGGGCCATTTTTTACACCTATCGAATTTTGATAAACCTCAGTAAGGCCTCTTAGATAAGGGGATTGTTCGCACATGGTCCTCATGTTTCCAAAAACAATGTCAGCTTGCTCAAAACTAGCGGCAGCAACAGTCACAAGAGGGGATACCGTGCCATTTCCAAGAAGTTCGTAGAGTCCAATAGCGCTGATGAGCGCGGACTTGCCGTTTCCTTTAGGAACACCGATAAGACTTTCTCTGTATTTACGATCGCCATTATTATTTAATTCATAGAGATTATAAATTACTTTTTTCTGCCACAAGTCCAGCTTGAATGGCTGACCATAGTAATCGCCATCGCCATGCACGCAGAAGTTCTCAATGAACTTGACCACACGGCCGCCTTTGGTTGCCGCTAATTTTTTATCCAGTTCCTTCAAATGTCCCCACGATTACAGTCATAACAAACACCAGGCCGGTCAAACATATCTACAAACTTCTTACATACAACGCATTGTAAAAGTTCATCATCTAAGTCATCCAACTCGAAATAATCGTTTTTAGCCATTTAACTTTTATCGCCTATGCGATGCTCTTTAATAAGTTGCTCCATTTTAAAATCAAACACATCCATCTGCTCTTTTTTATAATTATTTAATATTTTATTTGTTGTCTCGACTTGCTCTACCTTTGGTAGATACTTTATACATATTTTTAAAGCGCTTGAAATTTCAAACACTTCATCCTCGTAACTTTTCGCCATTATTCCTCCTCTAATAATTCTAATATACGTGGGTCAGATTGCGGGTCCTCACTTGCGTTTAACAAATCATTTATAGATGCGAGTGAAGTTGCCGCCTCACCAACAGCAATCCCTAGACGACTGCGGGCCATTGGAGTAAGACCAAGCTCATTCTCGAGTCTTAAAATTTGAGTTTCAAGTTTTAATGCATGCTCAGCCAAGGGGTTTGTTCTAATTTGACCAGTAGAGCCACGAACGACCAGTGACTTCTTTACAACCTTTTGAACCCTGGCATATTGGTCATACATTCCAAACAGGCGCTCAACCGCAGGCAGGTCAACCTCTTGAGCTACACCAGCAACATCAGACTCCCAATAAATAAACCATCTGTCCTTTGTTTGTTTTAACCAACCACGGGTAGGTTTAGGCGGCTCCCTTTTTAATTCACTTGATCCCGTGATTATTTGTAACTCACGGTTTCTGTGGCCTTGCGCCTCATCAGAGGGTTTAGGCAGAGGGCCGCGTTTACCCATTAGCAGCTCCGGGTAAATGTTTAACCTCAACATCCGGGTAGGCCTTTTGAAAACGGTCAACAATCACATCCACATACGCAGGGTCCAATTCAATTGTATAGCAATGACGACCAGTCGCATGGGCAGCCATCAAGGTACTACCGGAACCAGCAAAAGGGTCCAGGACTAAGTCGCCTGGCTTAGACGAATAACCAATCGCTTTGACTAAAAGCTCCAGGGGTTTCATTGTTGGATGGTCTTTATTGTTCCTAGGTTTCGCAGCATTCCAAACATTAGACGGACCATAATGCAACTCACTCACATTGAACGAACGTGAACCATCAAGAAGTTCTGTGTTTGACTCAGCAAATAAACCCAAGTTTAACTCGCTGCTCTTTCCTTTGTTTACGACATCCAATAGATGCTCGGAATCAGCTGACTCTTCCAGCTCAACAGTTAAATTAAAACCATTATCAAAGCTGTCCATTTGAGCAGAACCAATCGCATCAGAACCAACATCATCCCATACATTAGATAAATCTCTTTTACCAACGAAATAATGAGCCTTTCCTTCAGGCCAACCATACATGATAGGCTCAAAGCGCCAATGAAAATCAGAACGGCCCAAGACAAATGTGTCCTTCACCCAAATTATATTACTTGAATAATGCATATTTGCATTTTTCCAAGCCTCAAAGACGGACGCAGTGGCCGAGGTAGCGTAAAACATATACACCGCACCATCAGTAAATACATGAATCAAAGACAAAGCATCATAAAGAAACTCAGTGAATTTAGCTTCCGCCATCTTATCGTTTTTAATTTCTCTGCCTTGCGAATCTTTATAAGCAACATTATACGGTGGGTCAGTCAAGCAAAGCGCAGCGTTCCCTTTTAATCCATAAAAAGATTGGGGATCAGTTGCACTACCACAAACAACCGTATGCGGGCCAAGTTTCCAAACATCACCAAGCGCAGATATTGGCTCCTCGGGTTTTTCTATTAAACTTTCCTCAGATGGCAGCTCAGGCTCCATCCCAAGCAACTGCTCTAGGTCCGCCAAGTCATAACCAGTGGCATCGAGCATAGACTCATCAACAGCAACACGCTCAAGCATTTCAGCTAAAGCAGCATCATCATAAGTGCCAAGGTCAGCTGTTCTATTATCGGCCAAAGCAAATGCCTCAGACAACTTTATATCCTCATCAACTATTGATGCAGCAATATGAGTCCAACCCAACTGCATGGCAGCCAACAATTGATGATTGCCTGAGATGACAGTAAGAGTCCCATCAGTCTCACGCCTAGCTACAATCGGCTTACGCTGCCCAAACTTTTCATAACTTTTTACAACAGCTTGAACATTCCCTCGCCTAGGATTACCAGGCAAAGCACGGAACTCAATTATTGGCGTAGCCAAACTTTCAAGATCCTTATTAATCAGGTATTTTTTACCCTCCATTTACAACCCCCCATCTTGTAAAAACATACAGCAACCACTCACGACAAGCAGCAACAAAAAAAAGGAAACTAACTAAAAAGCAAACAAACCATAAAACACGAATAAACCTGGGCAGGAAAAAAGTGTTGTATGGCGGGGTCGTGTAGGCACCGATATACGTAGAAAAAAACAGTACCCCCAACACCAGGGCCACAAAGGCCAACTCACCCAATGAAATAAGGTTATTATTCAACCTTTGCACCTTTCCTGGAGTTGCAAGAACGGTGCATCACTTGCAGGTTGGCCAGGGCATTGCTTCCACCCTTGGATAAAGGAACAATATGGTCAACAGTAAAAGGGTCTTTAATACCAGGCAGGCCCCCACATTCAACGCAATATAGAGCGTTTGACAACAAAAGCTGCCTGTTGCGCCGATATTCGCCTTTATCATAAGCACGCCCCGGACCTTTACGCTGTTTTATTTTATTACAACGCATACAGAACGAGATGCGCGTCCGAGTTGGATGCATTAGGCTGCCACAATTAAGACAAGGCCTAGGCGGTCTTTGTTTTAAATTAACCAGGACCCACCCCCCCCAATTTTTCAGCATAGGCGGTAGCAAAGCTCATACAGAACGCATGAACCTCAAGGGGAGTCAAAGCATTCTCAGTGCTTATAATTTGATTTTCAACCTCAACTAAAAAGATAAGCTCCTCAGCTTTATGTTCATTTAGATAAGGCTCAGGAGTTTTAATTAGAAAATATATTAATGTTTTAGGCGGAACTTTATCAAACACATAACAAAGACCAGTGCCATAGTAGTTAACAACTTCTTTAAAATTACTTGATAGATTACTGAACGTTGGCGGAATTTGATTGCTAATCCTTATTGACTTATCGTACTTAAAAACCACTATTTATTTCTCTTTTTCTTTATTTCTTTATCCATATACGCTCCACATAGCGAACGCGTACTGAATGCATAACATAAGGATATCATAAGGACTTTTTGTCCACTAGGTCAGAGAAGTTTATATCCAGGTTTTTAGTTATTTCTTTAGCATCAGCAGCCCGCTCTTTCTTTTCATTTCGCCAATTAGCTGCACGATCCCTGTTCCTTTCAACCTGCTTAATATATTTACCGCCATACATGTCCCAGTCATGGATTAACCAATTGCCATGCATATCAACATCAAGGAACCCTACATCAACCAAAGCCTGAGTCAAATCAGTAGCGTCACCCT